TTATCTCTGTCGGAGTGCATCATGAAAAAACTCATCGCTGTTCTGGTTCTGTCCGCTTTCGCCACCGCGGCCTACGCCGCCTGCCGCACCTACTCCATCACTCAGGGCGGGCGCACGATCATGTGCCTCGAATGCTGCAACGGCAACCACTGCACGACTACGTGTAACTAAACGCGACCAGTGTCATGGGCGACGTAGGCGAGGCCTTCCGCCAAGTGCGGGAGTTCATGAAGGAGCGCAAGGCGCGGCTCGGGCTGCCGTGCCCTGCCTGCAAGCTGAAGCTGCCCAAGGCGCCCCCGAAGATCCTGCTGCCCGGCCAGCGTTGCTGGTGCGGGTACAAGGATCACCGACCGAACCAATCACATGAGGTATGGAGCAAGCTATGAACCACATCAAACCGTACAAGGACCTGCAAGGTCAGTACCGCTACAAGATCGTCTCGCGCAACGGCAAGACGCTGGCCGACAGCGGCGAGGGGTTCAAGACCCGCGCCGGCCTGAAGAAGAACATCGAGGCGCTGGCCAAGATCTTCGCTCACTGCGACACCGTGTTCGACGCGCTCCTGGCGCTGAAGCTGCTGAAATGAGCGGGTACAAGACCCACCGGCTCTCTCAGGAACCGGACGACTACGAGGGGCCTTGGCCCGAGGGGGATTCGATGACTGAATGGGTGATGGTGCCGCGTGAGCCGACGGCGGAAATGATGCAGGCTGGGTGCAAAAGCTACTGGGGCTGCCTGCCGACAGCATGGCAGCGCAGGCATGACAAGGAATGGGCCGAGCTTTGGCGCGCCATGCTCGACGCCGCGCCCGCCGCGCCGCAGCAGGCCGAGCCGGTGGCGTGGATGAAGTTTGGCGGCATGACAATGCACGATGCAGTCAAGCGAATTGCGCCGGATCTCTACCCCGACTTTGACATCCCGCTCTACACACACCCAGCGCCCGCCGCGCCGCAGCAGGCCGAGCCGGTGGCGCAAATCGGCTGGGCGGATGAGTTCGGGAACCTGTTCCCGATGGGCGCGTGGAAGCCAGCGCAACGCACGCACCACGACTCGCACAAGACGGTATGGCGTCCGGTCTTTCTGCACCCGCCGCGCGCCGATGCCGAGGTGGCGCGGCTGAAGTTGCAAAGCGCAGCAGCAGACCTTGTGCACCGAGAGACGGCAACGACAGTGCTGACGCAGATGGCAGAGATCGAGCGCCTGCGGGCTGCGGCCCAGGCTGTTCTGGCCGATGCTGACTTGCTCAAGATGAACCAGTGGGAATCGATAAAACTGCTGCGCGCTGCGCTGCATGGAGAGTGACATGGCCAAGCAAATTGCACCCGAGCTGCAGAACCTGCCGTTCACGGACCGGCGTATCAACGAGGGCTTCACCGACGCCATCAGCGGCCGACCGGCCACACCACACGACCAGCTGCTTGTGCGCCTGAATGACCAGCTCATCGCGCTTCGACAGAACATCGAGTCCCTGCGCGCCGACAATGCGCACCTGCGACGTGAGTTCGAGACGGCGTGGCCTGACGCCCAGCGCTACCAGTACGTGGTGCACACGGCTGACCGGCACAAGATCGTGCCGCTGTTCGAGAGCGGCTACACCGACGCCGAGATCGAAGCGCTGATCGACAAGATGAGGAGTGAGAAATGAAAATACCAACCGAGTTCGAAGCAGCAATCGCTGATCTGATGGACGCGATACAGGTTCACGAGAAGCTGACACAGGCTGAGCGTGAAGCAGTTACCAACGCGACCAACGCACGCAATCGGCTGAACACCGCACAGAAGAAATTCGACGAGCTGGTCGCAACGCTCAAGAAGGACTCGCCCAGCGGTTCGGACTGGGCACGAAACAAAGGGGGTCCCAATGGATGAGTTCATTCTCACCGTCGCTGTCGTGCTGGCGGTGGCGTTAGGACTGCGCCTTATCTGGGGGATGTTTAAATGATTGAAATCGGACCGAACCTGACGAATATGATCGAGCTGGTCGTGTTCATTGGTGCCGTCTGCTACGGCTTTTGGTTGCTGACCAAGTAGCAAAAAAGACTTGACGCTTCCAAAAATGAAGCGCACTATACGCTTCATGAACATTGAGCAGACCAGAAAGAAACTTCGCAGGAGCAAGCCCGAGTGGGCGTTGCTAGCCGGCAGTACCGGCATCAGCGTCTCGACGATCCGTCGGGTGGCTGAGACCGAAGGCTACCTCCCCTCTCTGCGTACCCTCGAAGCGTTGATGGCTGGTCTGGAACGGTTTTCCGTGGCGAAGCGTCGGGTTACTTCTCGTAAAAGTCCCACCCAATCGCGTTAGTTCCCGGAACAGGTTTGCAGTGGTGTAGTTGTCGGTTACTTCTTGGTTCGACTCCAAGTGGCTCTAGGGCGAAAGCCTGTCGGGGCTACTGGCAAGCAGGTTTGCCTACCCGATGACGTTGTTCCCTGCACAGGTTATGCGCTGGTGTTGGTGTCGGATACATCTTGGGGACGTTACCCCGACACTGTTTGTTCCGCGCAAGAGTCAAGGCATGGCGTAGAGATCCATTCCTTCTACTGCAAACAGGATGTCGCGGGTTCGAGTCCCGCCGGTCGCGCAAGCGGCTGTAGCTCAGTGGTAGAGCGCCCGTTAAAAAGGGGGTCTCGTTTTTTCCTGCCTATAGTTTTTGCTGTGGCGTAGAGAACGGTTACTTCACTGTCAATGAAGAGACGCAGGTTCGAATCCTGCCAGTGGGCGTAAGCCCCTGTCGTCTAGTGGCCTAGGACGCTAAAATCTCCGCTCTCGCTTTTCCCAGCACACCCTGCACCACGACTGGCCCCCGCAAGGGGCTTTTCTTTTTTGACAACTAGGAGATAGACATGCGTATGAACGTGGCGATCAAAACCCCGGCTCCGCGCACCGCTCAAGGCGGGCCGGCTTCGCGTATCACCGATGAGCAGCGCCTGCGCCGCCTGTCGGCCACCTGCATGCTGTGGGAAGACAACTTCTACATCGACGGCGCGTCAGCTGCCGGCACCATTGTCGAGCTGGTTGGCAAGGTGTCCCCGGAGTTCGCGGCGGCGGTGGCCTACGAGGCGCGTACCAAGCAGCATCTGCGGCACCTGCCGCTGCTGATCGTGCGCGAGATGGCGCGGCTTTTGAGCCACAAGCACCTCGTTGGGCTGCTGTTGCCGGACGTGATCCAGCGCGCTGACGAGATCACCGAGTTCCTGGCGCTCTACTGGAAGGACGGCAAGCAGCCGCTGTCCGCCCAGGTCAAGCAGGGTCTGGCCGCGGCGTTCCACAAGTTCGACGAGTACCAGCTGGCCAAGTACAACCGGGACGGCGCGGTGAAGCTGCGCGATGCGCTGTTCCTGTGCCACGCCAAGCCCAAGGACCCGGCGCAGGAGGCGCTGTGGAAGCGTCTGGTGGACGGCAAGCTGGCGACGCCCGACACCTGGGAAGTGCAGCTCTCGGGTGGCGCTGACAAGCGTCTGACGTTCGAGCGCCTGATGGCTGAGGGTCAGCTGGGCGGGCTGGCGTGGCTGCGTAATCTGCGCGGTATGCACGAGGCGGGCGTGACGTTTGCGTCGATCCTGGCGTATGCCGACAAGGTCAACGTGAGCCGGGTTCTGCCCTTCCGGTTCCTGGCGGCCGCGCGGCACGCGCCGGTGTTCGAGCCGGCCATTGAGAAGGCGATGTTCCGCTCGCTCGAGGGCCGCAAGAAGTTCGAAGGCAAGACGGTCGTGCTGGTCGACGTGTCGGGCTCGATGTCCGCGCAGGTGTCGGGTAAGTCCGAGATCAGCCGGCTGGACGCGGCGTGTGGTGTGGCTATCGTGCTGCGCGAGCTGTGTGATGACGTGCATGTGTTCGCGTTCTCGAACGGTGTGCGGCAGATCCCGGCCCGCCGGGGCTTCGCACTGCGTGACGCGGTCGGTCGCGCTGGTGGGGGCACGCAGCTGGGCGCCGCAGTGCAGGCGCTGAACGGCTACGGCTACGATCGGCTGGTGGTGATCACCGACGAGCAGTCGGCCGACCGCGTTCCGGACCCGGTGGGGACCAAGGGCTACATGCTCAACGTCGCCTCCGAGCGCAACGGGGTGGGCTACGGCAAGTGGATGCACATCGACGGCTGGTCCGAGGCCTGTCTGGACTACATCCGTGACCTCGAGGACGCGGGTGAGCGCTGAGAAGAGCGGGGGCGTGAGCCCCCGCGGCTTCCCAGATACATGGAAGCGCATCCGCAAACTGCCAGCATGTCTGAAGGAAGACGACTCGACCCTGATGACGGCGCGCTGGCTCGCGCAGCGCATGTACGTGGCAGGCTGGAAGGCCGCGATGAAGGAGCAAAATGCGAAGGGCAAAGCCAATACCGATCAATGCGCTGACCGTGGCCAAGCTGCTGCGGATGCTGATCGATGAGAACCACACACGACAAGAGCTTGCCGATGGAACGGGGTTACGACCTCCGACGCTCGGAAAGTTTTTACGTGCGCTGGTCAAAGAGCAGGTCATTCACATCGGCGCCTGGGAACAGGACAAGTACGGGCGAGACGTAGCGCACGTGTACTTCTTTGGCCCTGGCAAGACAGCGAAACGAAAGAAACGAACGACATCGGCCGAGCGCGACGCGGTGTATCGCGCTAGGATTAAAGCCCGGAAGATCAACGCCCTGAGCGCGGGGCCCATCGAGGTGACCCATGAGTGATGGACGAGAGCAGTACGCTGACAGCGCCTTCAACAAAGCGGCCGAGGCCGCGATGGAGGAGTACAGGGACAAGACCCGCTTTGCGCGCGCGCTTGGCTCCAACGAGCAGTCGATCGGGGAGGCGGTCATGAAGACGCATGCGTTCAAGGACAACGCCCCGCTGCAACAGATCGCGATCGACATGGCTCAGAAGGGTGCGGACATGACGGCCGCTGCGCGGTGGGCCCCACCACGCAATCAATACGAGCCGCTGTTCCCTCAGGGCGCTGCAATTGGTTCCCCGCCACGCCCGTTTGGCGGTACGTTGACAGGCGCGGGCACCGGGGGTGGTGCGCTGGGGCTCCCGCCCACGCGTGAGGAGATGGAGAGCGTGCTTCGAAAGACCGGTTGGAAATACCCGGAACACACGCTCAACGCCATCACGAACCCGCTGCAGGAGCAAAAGCGTCAAGAGCGTGACCCCAACGGCGTCGATCCCCACACCCCTGGCGCCAAGATGGACGCCGGCAAGACGCCGCTGCGCAAGGGTGCCCTGGAGCAGTTCCCTCGGGCGCTGATGGCTGTGGCTGACGTGTCTGCGTTCGGCGCTGCAAAGTACACCTGGGGCGGCTGGCAGACGGTACCTGACGGGGTGCAGCGCTACCTCGATGCGGGCGCGCGCCACGCGGCGCTGCGCGCCATGGGCGAGCTGATCGACAAGGACAGCGGTCTGTCGCATCTGGCGCAGGAAGCGTGGAACATCTTGGCAGCGCTCGAGCTGGCGCTGCGCAAGGCGCACGACAACATTTGAGTCGGGCATGGTGAGGCGTCTCTGGGGGGCATGGCAGATGTGAACCCAAGATGTCCGTGCGGCGTCCCGGCGCTTGGTATCGCGCCGCACACCTCGTAGCCGCGAACAGAGGGGGCGCGGAATCTGCCTTCCCCCCTCACCCCAACAAAGGATGAGGTGCTATGGACCTGAAAAGTGTATGGCGCAACATGCACGCACGGTGCTACTTACCGCGTGCGAGTGGGTACGAGACAACGGGTGGTCGAGGCATTATTGTTGAGCGGCGGTGGCACGACTACGAGGCGTTTGCAAAGGATGTCGGCGCCCCACCGCATAGGAAGTACCGCTTCGCACGCAAGGATCTGAACGGCCACTTCGGCCCGGGCAACTGCGCTTGGATGCCGCCCGGCACGCCGCAACTGAGACAGCGCACGCGCTGGTTCACCGATGGGGTTTTTGAAGGCACTCTTGGCGAGTGCGCGCAGCGCCTGCAGATCAGCAAAGAGCTGGCCCGCTGGCGGTTTAAAACATGGGGTACTTTTGAGAAGGGGGAGCAGTGGCGTCAACTGCTGAAGTGAAAGTCAAGAAGCGCATCCGCAAGATCCTCGAAGAATCCAAGACCTACTTCGCCATGCCGATCGGCACCGGCTACGGCAACAGCGGCGTGCCTGACTTCCTCGTGTGCCACAAGGGCAGGTTCATCGGCATCGAGGCCAAAGCCAACGGCGGCCAAGCCACTGCACTGCAGCTCATGAACCTGCAGAAGATCCGCGACGCGGGCGGCACATCGCTCATCGTCAATGAACACAACCTCGACGAGCTGAAGGAGCTGCTTGATGGAAACGACTGACGCTGAAAGAACCGCCCGGCTGCTGCGCATCGCAGCGCTGTCCCCCGAGGCACACAATGCCATGCGTGCCGCCATGGATCTCGTCATGAGCATGTTCGATCCGGACTCCCCGGAAATCGGGGTCATCATCAGCATCGGGCCCATCGAGGGCGGCAGCCCGGGCCGTGGCGAAGCCAAGCTGATGCCGATCGCCATGGAGTATTCCGAGATGGTCAGCATGCTCATGCAGACGGCCAACACCCTGTACAAATCCGCAACGGCCGACGCCCCAGCGCGCGGCCAATTCAACTGAGGAAACGCCATGGCTGCACCGTTTAAACGGGTGCTCGTCGCTGACGCCGAGACGGCGTGGGACAGCAAGGAATACACGCTGACCAAGATGACCACCGAAGAGTACGTCCGTGACCCCAGATTCAAGACCTGGGGCTTTTGCTTCACGCTCTTGCCGCCGGCCCGGATGGGCTTGATGTGATCGATGTCCTTGCCCGCCCGGTCGATGCCGGCGGCGTCGTACTCGCGCCTAGCCCGCTGGCGCTCGATCTGATCCTTCGTCTCGCCGGTCTTCTTCTGCAGCTTGTATGCGTGCTTGTAGTTCCGAACGCCGTTTTTCTGCATGACGTACTCCTAGTGCTTGGGGTTAAATTCACACCCTACCACTTGGCACCAGCCGCACAAAGGAGTGCGGTTCGGGTTCCACACGCCGGTGGCGTGGCTGGCTTCCAGGCGCGCTATGCGCTCCCGGTACTTCCACCAGAACTGCTCGGCCTGCTCGCGACGCATCTGCATCTTGGTCATCGTCCCCTTCACGATGAACAGCAGCGCCGAGTTGACCTTCATGACGTGCGGGAAGTGGATGAACGTCATCAGGGACATGAGCACCAGTTGGTCACGGTCCGGGTACTTGTTGTTGCCCGTCTTCCAGTCGACAACCCAGGCCGTCATGTTGTCGTCGTCCACGATCGTAAGGTCGCTGATGCCCCGCGCCCAGGCGTCGGGGCTGTCCCACGCGCACGGCGCGAGATCTTTGGTCACCGCCATCTCGACCTCGGGGTGGCGCCGCCCGGGTTTGCGCAGCACCGCGTCCACCACCGGCTTGAACTGCGCGTACATGTCCGGGAGAGGCGTGTCGTTCAGGATGTAGCTCTCGATGGCGGCGTGCACCTCGGTGCCGTAGCGCGTGGCGTCGGTCTCTTGGAACGGGTACTTCCGCAAGACCTTGACCTCGTGATAGCGCCGGGCGCAGCCCTCAAAATCTTTTAACGAACTGTGGGAAAACTTGATCTTCACTTCTTCGGCCACGGCGGATCCTCTGCACTGTTGTACGCGTCCTTGAACTGGGCAGTATCAATAGCCTGACTGAGCAGCTGCGAGAACTCCTCGACGAACGTCTCGTTGTTCCACAGCGGGTGCCCCATCTGGTGCAGAATTGCGTGCGTCACTTCGTGCCAGAAGGTCTGGCGAATCTCGGCCGGCTTGCGCGGCGCACGCTTGCGCCCGGCAAAGATCTCGATTGCCCGGCGGTTCGGGTGCAGCCGCCCCTGGCAGCTGTTGTGTGTCAACGGGTACTGCTTGACGCTGTACCACTGACGCTTCAGCTTGAATCGGACCGGAAGTTCTTGCATGGTTGCTCCTCAGTTCTTGGCCAGCCCGTACCGCTTGTGCCAGCCACCGTCGGCTGCCAGGGGGATTCCTGGCAGGTACTTGGGCTCGATGGTCATCTGCTCGATGCACCACTTCAACCCTTCGTCTGCTTCGTTCTCGGGGAGCATCATCAGCCCCTCGTCGTGCACGCTGCCCACCACCCGGTAGCGCTTGTCGATGCGCAGCAGGCCATCGGTCATCACGATACGCGCCAGCGCCTGATTGGTGTTGTTGCACACCTTGCCCGGGTACAGCTTGGTGGCGTTGGTGCCGTAGACCCACTGCTTCTTGCCCTCGTCGTCCTTCTCCTGACGCAGGTTCGGGTACAGCAGGCTCATGCCGTTGGGTAGCACGATCTCTTCCTTGCGGAACAGGAAGCACTTGACCCAAGCTTCTTCGCCGTCAGCCAGCGCGCTGGGGATCAGCTGCTCGTAGCGCTTCCACAGGCCCACCACCGGGTACGCGGCCGCGCGGTACAGCGCGATGATCTTGTGGGCCACCACGCAGTGCACGAGCAGCTCCTGCCCGGTGCAGCTGTGCGGGATCTCGCCCATCGCCAGAACGTTCGGCGTGTAGTCTAGGAAGCGCTCGATGTAGCCGCGGTAGATGCCCAGCTGCTTGGCGAACTCCTTGCCGTAGCGCACGGGCGGCGCGCCCAGAAAGCCCACCAGCAGCTGCGCTGCGAACGACGCCCACCCCAGCTGATAGCCCGCGCCCAGCATGCCGGACTTGGCCGACTGCCGGTGCACCGGGTGCGTTTCCTTGTTCATGCCAGGGAGGTTGAACATCGTCTCGCCGAACGTGGCGTACGGGTCGCCCTTGGCCCGGAAGATGTTGAGCAGGTCTTCGTAGTCGGACGTCCACGCCAGCGTGCGCGGCTCGATCTGTGAGAGATCCACCACCCCGAACTCGTAGCCCCAGGGGGCGAGCAGCGCCTTGCGCAGGAACGACCCGCGCTTCAGGTTCTGCATGTTGATGGCGCTGCCCCGGGCGGCCGTCCAGCGCCCGCTCAGCGCGCCGTAGTAGGACAGGGGTACCGGCAGGGAGCCACGCGCACTGATGTCGAGGAAGCGCTGCGCACGCGTGCGCTCGGTCGTGCTCTTGACCTTCAGGCGCGCCTCGCACAGCAGCGCGACGTTCTCGTCCTCACCGTTCAACAGCGCCTGGAACATGGCATCGTTCTTGGCCAGCGCCGGGATCGGCAGTCCGGTTGCTGGGCTCTTCTTCATCGGGGGCTCCACGCCGATCGAGCGCAGGAGTTCAGCGAACTGCGGCGTGCTGGCCAGGATCCCGTCGGTGATGTCCAGGCGCTTCAACAGCGCCTCGCGGGTTTCCTTCTCCTCGTGCAGCGCGTCGGCCAGCATGTCGGCGTCCAGCTCGATCGTGGGCTCAACGAACATGCGCAGCGTCATGTCGATCAGGCGCAGCTCTTTGATGGGGTACTTCCAGGCGGACATGTCCGCCAGCGGGTAGTCCAGGCCGCACGCCTCACGCTCGAACATCACAAGGCGCTTGAAGATCTCCTCGCACAGGAACACGTCGTGCTTGCAGTACTCGGCCAGCTCGTGCTCGATCTCGTAGGTCAGCGTGTCCAACATGCCGTCGGTGCTGTGCACCGCCCGGCCCTTGGCCGGCAGGCCGTAATCCTCAGCCATCTTGGCCAAGCTGTTGCCGCGCTCAACACCCCGCACTGCCCGGCCCATGGAGAGCGTGTCGAAGTAGAAGCACGGCTTCACGCCGTAGTGCCAGTGCAGGATGGCGCCATCGAACATGGTGTTCTGGGCCAGGATGGCTGTCGTGCTCCAGTCGATTCTGTTCAGGTACTCCTGCAGATGCGCAGCGCCCACCCAGCGGGCCTTGCCGGGGTCGCCCAACCACTTGAAACAGAAACCCCAGGCCTTGAACCTGGGGTCGCGGACGTACTCTTCGGTGGTCATCTTGGACAGCGTGTACTCCTTGCTGTCCCAGGCCGACTCGGCATCCAAAACCAAAATTCTTTTAAACGGTGCGGCCATGGTTTTCCTCAGTTGAATTGGCTGCGCGCTGGCGCGTCGGCCGTTGCGTTCTTGTACAGGGTGTTGGCGGTCTGCATCAGGATGCTCACCATCTCGGAGTACTCCATGGCGATCGGCAGCATCTTGGCCTCACCACGACCGTCGTTGCCGTTGCCGATAGGCTCCACGCTGATGAGGATGCCGATGACAGGCGAGTCCGGGTCGAACATGTCCATGACGAAGTCGACTGCCTCCTGCATGGCAGCGCGGTTCTCCGGCTCTTTCATGATCCGCATCATCTGCTCCACCCGCTGAACGTCAGTCTTTTCCATCAAGCAGCTCCTGAAGTTCGGAGAGGTTGTGCTCGTTCACCACGAGCGCCTTGCCGCCGGCATCGCGGATCTTCTGCAGGTTCATGTCCTGCAGCGCTGTCGTCTTGCCGTCGCCGGCCTTGGCTTCGATGCCGATGAAGTGCCCGTTGTGGCAGACGAGGAAGTCGGGCACGCCGCTGTTGCCGTAGCCTGTACCCATGGGCATGGCGAAGTACGCCTTGGCGTCTTCGAGGATCTTTCGGATGCGCTTCTTGACGTTCTTTTCGGGCGTGGCTGCCATGGGTGCTCCTAGAATAGTGGTGAGGGGGAAAGGCAGATTCCGCGCCCCCTCTGTTCGCGGCTACGAGGTGCACGACGCAACACGATGAGTGCCGGGACGTCGTGCGACCGCTACGGATTCACATCTGCCATGCCCCCCGCGGCGGGCTACCATGCCCGGCTCAGATCTTGTTGCCGGCCTCAGGCCGGCGCTCCAGTTCGATCAGCAAATCAATGTAGTGCTTGGCCTTCTCGAGATCGGCGGTGCCGCCCTTCTCGCGCCAGCGCGACACGTACTTGATGACGTTGCCTTCGAAGTACCCGATGCCGTTGGCATGGATGTACTCGACGGGCTGGACCTTCATGTCCTTGTAGTGGGCGCCGCCGACTTGTGTGGCGAGAGGCGTAGCTGGCGCAGTCCCGCTGCGGATCTCAATCGTGTGGCCGGCGGCCGACGTATGCTTCCACTCCGACGCAGCAGTCATCGTCGGGAACACCGCTGCCGGGCTGGACATATCGAACGCGTGCCTGTCGGGACATGGGGTAAGCGGGATGCCGTGTTTGTCCGTCTCAACAAAGCCGCCGGGAGTGGCCGCGATCGGCAGGCCGCCGGCGAGTTGCTCTTGGGTCAGCAGAGGCTCGTACTGATTGCTACGGGGCTGGCCCGCGGCCTTTTTGCGATAGTTTTCCAGCGCTTCAGCGGCGGCTTTGCTGAAGGGGTCGTGTCCGTCATTCATGGTTCACCTCTGTGGTTGGTCCTGCAAACATCTGGATCTCGAGCAAAGCGCGTTTCTTCGCCCGGCTTTTTGCCTGCCTCTCGGCACCCGTCATCTTACTTCGAACTGCGCGCTTGCCTGGGCCCATTTTGTAGACCGGCGTATGGTCAGCACCCCGCGCATCTTTCTCCCAGGCGCTTACGTGGACGACCTTCTCTTTCTCAAGCGCGTGCATGCTTTCGTAGACCGTCCGCTTGAACAGCCCTGTCTCTTCTGCCAACTCATGCGCCGTGTGTGGGCCCTCCAGCAGCAGGCGCATCATCTTGGCGAACGACATTGCGTTGACCTTGACCATTCAGCTCCTTCATCGCAGCACGCCATCCGGCGTCATACATCCGTTTGCCTAGCCAGCGGACCATCATGAGCACGGTCTCGTCTTCCCGCAGACATGCAGGCAGCTTCCTGATGCGCAGCCACGCTGCGGGGAACCCGTGAGGGTTCAAGGTTTCGGCAGGGCTTTGATCCCCGCGGTCAGCGCCTCGAGCGTTCGCAACGAGGGCATGTAGCCCTCGGTCTCAGCCACCCGACGGATCGTCGAGGCGCTGATCTCGGCTGTCGCAGCCAGTTCCGGCCAACGCTTCTTGAGCCGGGCGAGTTTCTTCCTGAGAGGTTCGATGTTCATTGGCATATTAGACCTTTCTTTTTTGGAACAGTCAAGGTTTTGCAGTGCCCCGGGTGGCCAGCACGGCCACCGCGCTCCGGTGTTTGACTGCGCAGTCGCTGCAGGAAACGACGGCCACCGGCGGCATGTTCGGCACGCGGCCGACATCGCCTACCAGATTCTGCTTGACCTCAAAGCGCTCGATCGTGCACTGCCACACCTCGTACCCGCCGGGCTTGAACAACAGCTTGCCGCACAGGGAGCAGAAGGGTGTCATTTCATCGCCTCCTTTGCGAAACAGTATCGTTTGAAATACCCCTCAACAGGAACTCCGCCACGGGCCGCGCAGGACGTTTCCTGCTCTTGCAAGTGCTTGTCCAACAAGTAGATCGAGGTGGCCACCAGGGAGCACAGAAACCCTAAGGCCAGGACGAAGATGAACGTCCACTTCATCGCATCGCTCCCGGTGCAAGACACACCCACCCGTTGTAGCCCATTAGGGGCACGCCGCCGCGCTCTGCACACGCACGGGTCGCTGAAGACACGTCAGTCATCGCCCAGTAGAACGACATGATGATGGCGGCCAGGACGAGGCCTACGAAGATTGGGAATACCCATTTCATATCTACACCCCCATAAGTTCATTTCGTCGCGCCCGGCCTCGCCGGGCCCCTTTGATCATCAGTCGACCGAACTCAAACCACATGCCCGGCACGTCGTTGCGCTCGCACACGTCGGTGATCACCTCGCGAGCGTCGTCTCTCAAGGACCCGTGCTGCCAGCAAAAGCACGGCACGTGCGCTTTCGTCCATTCGCGCAGCGCGAGGCAGTCCGGGCACGTCTTGAAAGTGTCTTGCGATCCGTCCCACTTGCCCCACACGCGCTCGTAAGTCTCGCCCGGTTCGATCCAGCCGAAACACTCGGAGCAGGAATGGCGCTTGCGCGCGACGACCGTCGTCTTGCAGTAGACCTCCGCTGGATCCCAGTCGCATACGCACTCGGTCATATCAAACCTCCCGTCCGCCAAAAACGAGCGTGACCCACAACAAAACAACCAGCGGTGCGATGTGTATCGCGGCGAGTACCGCCAAGACAATGGCGATGCGCTTGCGCCCATCGACCATGCACACCCCTGCAAGACACGCCACGATCACGCCGAGCAGGGCAAGTACGCCTGCGGTTGAGATCGCGTTCATTACCGTTCCTCCTTAGGTCTATTCCAATCACTGCTACGTGGCGCAGCGGCCTTCAGCTCGCGAACGAGTTCGTCGAACTTCTTCTGCGCCGTGTTCAGGCGGTTGCTGGCCGCCGTCTGCGCCATACGAGCATCGTTGGCAACCTTGGTCAGCTCGTTGTAGCGCTGCGTCGCCTCGCTCAGCTCCGCCAGGGCGGCTTCGAAGTCGGTCGGTATTTTCATTTCTTCTCCTTCAACAGGCCACGCCATTGGCACTGATTGCAATTTTCACGACACGCCCAAAACAAAATCGTTCGTTTGCGTTCGCGCGTAATGCCTAATGATGGGTAGTCAAGGCACCGATGCTCGTACAGCGCGTCAGCGCCGCCATTCACCGGCGGCTCCGCGCGGGCGTTAAACCACGGGCTGCGCTTAGCGGGCATCAGAACTCCCCCGGGGCAACTTGGAAGCACGGCACGCCGGCCGCGCGCCACATGGCGACAACCTTGTCGCGATCGTCGAACACCCCTGTCAGTCGCGCATATTCCGGCGGCTCAATCTCGGAAAGCCATCCGCGCTTGAGTACGTCGTCCGGAGTGAAGTCTCCCGCCCTGCGCATGCGAAAGCGTTCCGGCGCTCCAAACGGCCACCACGGCAGCGTATTGCTCGGCTTGCCAAAGCACCCATGACGGCACAGCCATTCGACGGTTTGCGAACGGACCTCATCGCTACGGCCCGACCAGATCCAACACTCCGCGCCAGATCGGCGCAGAGCTTGCAGCGTGCGGATGACTGGCTCATTTGGCTGATCGTCAACGCAAGCCGCAAAAAACTTTTGCCATCGCTTCGGATCAGCCTGGTCGTCGAGGAAATGGCGGCGGTGGTCGATCAGCGCCAGCGTGCCGTCGAGATCGAAAATATAAAGAGGCGTCATCCCCGCTCCCCCTTCGCCGCACGCGCGGCGTCGATGGCAATCTCACGCGTGGCCCTGCACGACAGATCTGCGTCATACGGCAAGCGCACGCAAAGCATCGAATACGCTGGGTCAGGCCCATCCGCTTCGAATCGC